CACCCATTCCCGTCCAGGTTGACCGCAAACATCAGTGACCCTCAAATTCGGCAGACAACTTACATACTCATCCTTCGGAGTGAATCTACAAAGAGCAAATTCACCAGGATAGTAAAGTCTTGCATCACCATATGATCGCAAGAGTCTGTCAATTCGAGCATTGTCAGGGCAAAAGGTTTTCTTAAAACACTTCCCCAACTGATTATCGCCATCAAACTTCTGACGAATGTCAATCCCTTCTCGTTTAAAACCCAACCCTCCTAATTCCAAAGGGAGGTATGCTAATAACTTCTGGCTTGGTTCCAAGAGAGCACCAAATCGGCGCTCGAACCATTGTTCCTGAAGAAGCAAAGTTGAGGTTTTTAGATCAGAATAGTCATGACCCGGTCTATCATAGCATTCAAGCATCAAGCTGAAGTTATCCTTCAGCGACGCTAGCTCCTGAACCCGGTCACTATTCTCTTTGAGAAGAAGATCTCCATCCACCCGATCTCTGGCTTTTATTGAACCCTTTGGATCTGCTAGATTCTTTCTCGCAGACTCAGAATCCATTCCTTTTTTCCTTCCTGTCAACAAACCAAAGTTGAAGTAAGGAATTCTCTCGCTGCCGCAAACATCACCTAAGATGTCCCTGCGCAAACGGAAGAGTTGGGAATTGATCTGGAAGAACTCGCGATGAGCGAAGTTCTTTCCAAGGCTCATATTAAAACCAAAAAGTTTGATGCTGTCTCTCCAATGAGAGTACAGAGCATCGTCGGCTCGGAAAAGGATATCGTCACCATTGATTCTTGCCACCACCCCCTCCTGTTCTAAGTCACGGACTGAATACTCTCTTTGTGCATTCTCCTCAATCGCATAGTGCCAAGCACAATAATTTGCAATACAGAGAATGGGGAAACTAAGGATGTTTCCCATGAGTTGTCCGTTGGACTGAACCTGAGGTTCTGGAATTAGGCACGTCGGAGCAAATTTGCGAAGAGGACTTTTCTTATCAATCTTGGGTAGACATCGTTCATCATAAATGATCCCTGTTTCACACAGAGACTTTTTGGCTTTGACATAGACCCACCAAGGTAGTCCTTTTGTTCCTATTATTTCTAGGATGATCGCCGTAACAGCACTTTTTACAGTGTCTGTTGCCGCAGAAAAATCACCAGAAATGAACAAAGGCCAATCCTTCGGAAAGTCTTTATCAGTCAAAGCAGAACAATGATCTCCAAGATGATTCTTATTGGAATCTCCTGTAATCGCAAAAGTCTTGAAACGGTTTAAGTAGGAAAGGAGCTGCTGCTGTAATGCCCGCAACCCCCAGTGTGTTCGTATCGTAGGTCGAGTAATTGTCCGAATCTTCAACGGTTCTAATACCCCGTAAGGGAGTACATTAAACTCATCGAAGATACTTGGTAACCAATTATTACACTCGATCTCTTTCAACTCCGAACAACTCGGTCCATAGCATCTAACTTCCTCAACCTGATATCCTCCACAAAGCCTTTTATAGCCTGCGAGGTTTGACATGTAAACTTCATCAACTGTCCTACTCGGAAAGTCGATTGTCGCACTCAATTTCGTGCTCATGTCAAGATAAGTAGTCCTGAAGACTGGCTTACCATACCATTGATCGGTCAGATACCGTAAACTTCCACCAACTGCTTTGGAATTTTCGATTGTGGCGCTAGTAGAGGGAAGCAAAACGTCCTTCTCCCTAGCATCAAATCGAAAATGCCGAAGCAAATCGTGTGTTATTCGGTACACTGCATCACCAACTTCATCAGTGACGCTTCCATCCGTCTCACATAAGTTCTTTCTGTGTTTTAACATAGTCTTGTCAAATGCCGGTATATCTAACGGCAACAAACCCTTTTTCCATCCTTGGAATAAAGAGTTGATCAAGAATAAGTTCTTCCACTTAAGATACTTAGTCGACGCCCGCATTCGTCCTAACGAAATGCGGAGAACCTTTGGGAACAGATTTAAATCTATGCTCATCACTGAGTCACCAATCTTAACCTGCTCAGGCATTTCATCCAAATGAAAATGCCGACAAAAGGCTACATTAACTGAATACTTGATTAAAGCAATCAAACATCCAGCTGCATGAGCCGCCCGCCAAAAAGCAGCTAGCGGATCATGTCTTACGGAACGAACTTGTTCCAGACCAAAGACAACCAATAGCTCTCCGAGGCGTGACGTGAAGTCATCAGCCTCCTCGAACCAGAGATTCAGTAATTCAACCTGGATCTCTTGATCACAACCACTGAGAACATTAAGCCGTTCGTCAATCGCCGTTTTAAGGGTTTCTTTAAAAGGTCTGAAACACTCAACATTACTCCAGCAGTAGAAGTTGAGGTTCAGCATCTCAGAGATCCGACCATCACATGGCGTGACAGCAGGAGCCTCTCCAAGGCTCGCTTTCTGTTGCATTTGAATCATTTGCTACAACAGTGGACAGTCTTTACTAAAACATTTGTAAAGACTTTAAGGAGTTTTCTGTTCTAAAAACAC